GGTCGTCACTAAATGTGTAGCCTTCATCGAGATAGTCTAAAAGAATCTCAGTTGTTCTGCCCTCTGAAAAACAAAAATCTTCGATGTCACACCAATCGTTCGAAAAACTTCTGTGTATCAGGTAGTCAACTCCAAAACCTTTGACGTTTTTCAAGTGACCATTCTCACAAAAATCCCTTACCTTGTTGGCCTCAGAGTACAGATGAAAAAGCTCACTGCCTGGAAATGATCGAATACTGCTCAAAGACCTTTTTGAGCAAATCAAATCTTTATCTTCTTCAGTCAAATACTGGTCGATTACTTTTTGAACATGTTCATTCTCAGCTTGTTCCACTTCAACTGCCCCGCATATCTTCATTGTCTACGACTACAGACGGTTTTTCAATTTCAATTACATTGTCTTTTTTCATTTCAACCCAAACGTACTTGCGATCACCGTACACTCGGCGTCGAACTCGCTCGTATCCAAGTTGACGCATGATATCGCCGACCCGCATTTCTGATGCCTTTGTCATTTGGTATTTGTCGAGTTTTAAAGCATTTTCCATTAGGTCAGTTGTTGAACATTGAACACCGTTTATGGACACGTATCTTTCCAAGATCTCTTGCCATGGGTCATACTGACGATATTCTGCAGACTTTTCGTTCAGTTCGTCTTGGGTTTGGTCCTCAAGCCACCACTTCTCTCCGTTTTTGTACGCCACCACCGCCTCTGCCCAAAGTTGTTCACGGTTGTGTTGGGTCCAATCGAAATCCATTTTTCCTACAGTAAGTGGCCAAAATCGTCTTGATCCCGTCGAGTCTGTAATGAACTCTTCTTTGTTTGTAGTCCCGCAGAAAGAAACACTTCTTTTCCAAACGACCGCATTACGACCAAACTTTGGACGAAAAATATCCTCTTGAGCAGACAAGAATGCTTTCACACTTGAGTTTGCTGCTTTCCGGATTCCATCGAGCTCTGCAACTTCGTATATCCATGCACGATGAATCTGCATGTATGCGTCCGTAGTTCCAATGTTCATCGTCGTATCACCAAAATACTCAGACGACGCAAGAATACGAAAGGTTGAACTTTTCTTTGCGCCTTGTGGTCCGATCAAAATCAAAACACAGTCGGCCTTACAGCCTGGTTCCATTGCTCTTGCAATACACTGGATCATCCACTTTCTTCCCATCTCTCGGGCAAGTTTTGTGTCCTCGACGCCACATGCTCGAATGACCCACTCGTCAAGACGTGGTACGCCATCCCAAACTGTATCGTTCAACCAATCTACCAATGGATTCTTTGCGTTCAGCTTGGCCACGTAAGCGCAAGCTTCTGCGATAGATTGCGTTGTAAACTCGACTCCGTAGTTTGACTCAATGTGACCTTTTATTTCTGTGTAGTCAGTGTCCTCAAGCATCCGATCTTTGAAATAGATTGCTTTGCTAAACTCATTCAACCAAATCTTTTTCTTCCAACGTTTGTCCTTTTGAAGCATCACCAGCAAGTTTGAAATCGTTTTGGCGACCTTTTCAGACCCATCTCTGGTTGTGTGCATCTTCAGGAACCGAATGACCCCTGAGTCTGCACCTTGTGGGCCAACCTTTTTATGATGATCTTCGGCCATACGAAGTAAATCAGTCAGACGCGGAGATCCATCTTTACCGTCCAATACCGCGTCCAAATCAATCATCAGAACCTCCCATCAAATTTTCAAGAGGAATCCTGTAAGTCGTTCGTCCTGGTAGTTGCAATTGAATCTTGTTTGCATACTCTCTGCCCTGCTCATCAGGGTCAGTGCCTATGTAGATCTTGACGTCTTTTGGAATATTCAGTTTCTGTATGTTGGTGAAAGATCCAGAAGTGCCTGCCAAAACTGCCAAAGAGATGTCCAGATCTTCTACCTCAGAAGAGCATTTCAGGAAGTCGGTCAGGCCTTCCACAAACAAAACTCCGTCTAAGTTTGTTGCTTGTCCACGCATCATCTTAACGGCGTGCCTATTCGGCATAAACAAACCCTTGGCCTCGAATCCTTTGGGCCAAAGGGTTTTGGGACCAGATTCAGGATTGTTGATCGCTCTGCCATGAATGCTGACAAACTTTCCAGTCTCATCGAAGGCAGGCACTATGACTCTCCACAAATGACTGCGACCGGACGGCCACCATGATGGCCAATTGTACTCTTGTTTGTTGGGCGTAATCCTCACTACACCAGATTTAGATAGAGCAACGAGGTTCAGATTCCTTGTTTTAAGAAAACTGATTGCCTCGTCATCTCCACTGATCTGATTGAGTTTGTATGCTGACTTCCATAGTCCATGAACTTCTGCAATGGGTGGCCTTGCGCCCCTAAGCTTTTGTGGTTGCTCAAATATTTTTGCACCATCACTGATTTCACCTTCAAACCAGATTCTTACCTTGTCTTTGTGTTCACTTGTCAGTTGTGAAAATTTGGAGCCAGCCAAACAAAAAGAAACCAAATCGATTCCTGAGCCTTTGATTTTACACCTATGACAAGCCCATCCGACATTGTCTGAGTTGATGCCAATCGGTCCACGTTTATCTTTGGAACCACGGGCAGTTGCGTGACAGTTTGGGCA